CCTTATTGCGTGAATGTGCTCAAGCAGGACGACGGGAATCTTTATCTTCAGAACGTCACGTTCGATGGCAACACAACTGTTGTAGGCAAAAAAATCATAGCTGGTAGAGATGTAAAACGCGGGAGTGCTCAGGGTCCTGTCCGTATTCTGAATGGAAACGTCTCACTGCAAGCTGAGCAGACTGTGAGATTGAAAAATAGCTTCCGATGGAGAAAGATTACTTTCCCACGCAGTACTTTTGTTATAACTTGTAAATCAGTGATTTATAACGTGGTTTGACTGTTTAACAGTCTGTCAGAGCAACAAAACAGCAACAAAAATGAAAAAAGAGGGGCTTTTCGACCCCTCTTCAAGCCCTCTGAGGGCAAAGATAGTTATTTTTCTCGAATACGCCGCATGTGGGCTTTACTTTTCAATCTCGTGTAAGTTATCACCTGAACAAACTTACGCCGACATACGGGCGCAATCGCTGTTGGGCTGTTTAGACGTATCTCTTCGCCGCCTCTGTCAGTTCATCTGCGTAGTTGTATATCTCGTCAAGGGTCTGAACCTTATACATACGTTCTGACTTGTCTTCTGAGATAATGGCAATGCGCTTGTTCTTCGGTTGGTTGAAGTAGAAGCGGACAACTGTCTTCCGCACATTGTTGTCAATCTGAACCCCGAAGTATGATCGTGTGTCCTTGTATGTGATGCGGTCAGAGGTCACAACGCTGCGGATAATAGACTTCACGATGAAGAACGCCTCCAACTCTTCTTCTGTTGTCACAATGCCGTCCTCGTTTGTCTCAGGCTCTGTGGGCTGTTCTTCTGTATTCTCGGCGGTCTTCTGTTCTGTGGCGGCTGCTTCTTCATCTGTCTTGATTGCCGCTTTCAGACGGTCAGAAATAATGTCGTTTATATAGCTGCCGATTGTACGCTTTGTCAGGGCTGTGAACTGTTCAAGAACCTTTTGGGAGAAAACGCCGTCATAGACCTGTTTCCCGAAGAACCTCACAAAGTCAGGAGAGGGGTTCGCGAACTCCTTTGAAATGGCGGTTTTGAGTTCGCCCATATATTTCAGCTCGCTTGCCGAACTTAGAATGTTGTCAACGTCAAAATAAGACCTGTGAAACTTCTTCAACTCTTCGACCTGAGCGTCTTTCATTTCAAGGAGGTTCACTTCCAAGAACGGCTTCTCGTCCATTTTATTAGGCTCGGCAAGGTCTGTGTAGAACTTGTATATTATGCCGTTTGTCAAGACCCCGAACTTCGCCTTTGACACGTTAAAATAACGTATCAGTTGGTTGTCATAAAGGTTCAGGTCTTGCTCCCAATGTTTACACTCAATGAGAATAATCGGCTCGCCGTCTTTCAGAATGGCGTAGTCAATCTTCTCGCCCTTTTTCATACCGATGTCACAACTCATTTCAGGTAACACCTCCAACGGGTTGAACACGTCATAGCCGAGAGCACTCAGGAAAGGCAGAATGAGAGCCGTCTTCGTTGCTTCTTCTGTCTTCAAGTTGTCTTTCAGACTTTCAATGCGCTCAGATATTTGTTTAATCGAATCTTTGAAATCCATATCTGCTGTTTTTACGTTAAAACTCTGTACCTTTGCAAAACACGGCTCGCCGTTGTCACAGAGACCCAACGTAAAAACGTGGGCATCCCCTTGTCGGTCAAGAGGTATCGCCAAACACCCGAACAGCCTACAAGGAAAATGCCCACGATATACGTGGGCATCTACCATTGCTTTTAAGGCTGTCTGAAATTTTGGCGATTTTCTTGACCCTCAAAACAATAGCAAACGCTATATTTTCAAATTTTGTCACAAAGGTAAGAATTTCTTTTTTAATTCCGACAGAATTTCCGATTTTTGTGCTTACGCCTTAATCATTTTTAGCGTTTTCACTGTTTTTGAAGCCGTTTCAGGTACACAACCAAGGCGAAGATTGCCAACAAGAACCAAAAACCGAAGATTTCACATTTCTGAAACTTTGTCAGGTCACGGGGAACTGAAACCTTTTCTTTGACTTTCAGGTATCTGTTCCGATAAACTACGCTGTCCCGTTTTTCAATCTTCTTGTCCGTCTCAATGGCTTTCTTCTGAGGCTTTGTCCGCAGATCGTGAAACAGAGAGCCGTCAGGGTTGATGCGAGCGTCAGAGGTGGCATATTCGTTTTCAAGGTGTGAAACGCTGTCACGGGTTGTGCGCTCTGCCGTCTGAGCGGGTATTTCAAGAAAGACCGTATCAGGAACGAGAATTGTCTGCGTCCTGACCTCAACACGGGTGCTGTCCTGACGGTCTGTTTCTGTTGTCAGGTTTCTGCAAGGGCAGCAGCCCCACATGAGTGAGACCGCCGCCAATAAGATGAACAGTTTCTTTGTCATTTCTTCACGCTTTTGATATAAGACAGAATGCCGTCCACATGAACCTTTGTAATGAGCTGCTTGCCCTCTTCGCTCAGAAGAAAATCTACGTCTTCTTTGTTGTCCTGAAAAAGGTTCTCAGTCAGAACGGCGGGGCAGCTTGTATCTCGGCAGATAGCGAGGTTCTGAGTGATGAACGGCTGCTGTGGCGTGTATTTTCTCACTCTCAGCCCGTTTTTCTCTGCCGCCTGAGCAAGATACGTTGCAAGCGTCTTGCTCTTCTGAGAGGCGTTCAGAGAGACGTGTGCCGACCACCCACGGGCTTCATGCCATTTGCCGTCAGCCCCCGCTGCGTTGTTGTGAATTGAGACCAACAGAGCGTTTGAAGCCCCGTGAGCCTTGCAGAGGTTGTTCGCCCTCTGACAGCGTTCTTTCAGGCTGATGTCGTTTGTTTCAGGGGTCAAGAGAAAAACGTGACCCGCCCCAAGCTCATGGCATAAAGCACACTGCAGACGCTTGGCAATCTCACGGGCGTAGGCGTACTCTCTCAGTCTTCCGTCAGGAGAACGCTTGCCCGCTGTGTCTTCTCCGTGACCGTTGTCAATAATTACTATCATATCATTTTAACCGTTTAAGCTTTGATAAAACTCTGTTTTGATGTTATCATACGCAAGTTTAACATTCGTGTAAGCACGGGCGTTGTTTTCCCCGTCCGCATTGTAGATTTCACTCTCAACGACCTTTGCCACGTCTTCAACCCATTCAGGGGCGCAGAAGTCAGACAGTGGCTTCCCGTGATACGTGAACGGGTCAAAGCGGCTGTTTCTGTCTTCATGAATGACTTTGAGAGACTTTCGTATCTTCTCTGCCGTTGCCTCATGGTCGATGATGTGGTTTTCTTTTCTGACCCTCTTAATAAGGCGACAGACCTGTTCCACAGTGAGGTCAAAAGCAAACCCCGTCAGGTTTCTGATGCGCATCTGTGTCTCAGGTTCAAGACGTTCAGCAAGGTTTTTTATCGCTGCGTTGTTGTCTTGAAGAATGTCTAACAACTGTCTCAGGTATTCTTGCTGTTCTAACATGCGGTTAATCATTGATTTGAACCACCTGAAAATGGCTATCATCATCATCGCCGACAGAAGAAGAAAGAAAGCCGCCGTGACAGCCATTAAGCCATAGTCGCTTATGCCTTTGGCTATCTCTGTAACTTGTTGAACCTCATTCATAGCACAGCCCTGATTGAATGTCCGACAACCGCTCCGCCCGCTGTCAGGGCGAAGTCTATCCAATCCCAAGAGCCGCCATAAAGAACGTCTTTCAGTTCAAGGGCACCTCCAACACCCGCACCCGTATAACAGGCACAATACCAATCGTCAGCCCCAAGTCCAATCATGACCCCGCCGACAAAATGTTTCCCACGATTACTCTTTGAGAACCATTCGATTACTTTTCTTTTCATGTTTCTTTATATTGATTAAGTAACTATTTTAAGTGTGTCTCCATTTCGATAAATTTGCCCTTTTGTTGAGGGTCTTGAAGACGGTAAAACATAATCTGACAGAATAACTTTTTTTGTATTCCAACCTCCTGTTACCTGAAACATCGGGACAAGGTTATCTCCTGTCCCATGGCGATAAAGTCCAATTTCATAGGCAGAAACTATAAGTTTGTTCATTATATCGCCGCCTGTTTCAGTTGAAAGTTCATTCATTGTTATCTTAGGACGGCATAACCCAAAACCAATATCCTCAGCCTCAATTCTCATTATTTCAATATCTTTTCCGAGAATTTGGTTATATAATATTATTGAATTTGAAGACGGGTCAATCACAATTCTATTACCCGCATTAACGGTTGATATTTTACCCGTGAAGTTACCTTGGATATTCACGTCTCCTGTTTTCCCGTCAAGGTAACAGGAATTGTTCTGAGAATACAGTTTCCCGTTCCTGAAAACCCACCCCGCAATAGTGGCGTTTTCAGCCAACAGAAGTTGTGTTGCGACACTCTCAAAAGAAGCCCCAAAGGGATTCCAATAGTTCGTGTTTGTCGGGGCTTGACCAACAAAACCGCCTGAGCCGCTTGGAGCGTCAATTCTTGCCACATAATAGACAGAGTTATATTTGACAATATCCACTCTATGAGGATTGCCATAATAATACTTTGTTGAAGAATAATTTCCTCGGAATACGGGGGCGGGCGATGCTCCGTCTTGACCGTTCTCTCCGTCCATTCCCCAACGTCCAATCAGGGCAACGTCTGTCTCTTCTGTTGTGTTGTCTGAGTACTTTATAATCTCATAATTATATAAGTACGGGCGCGAGGCAGAAATATCCTGAACAGAACTGCTCCAACCGATAGTGTTCTTTGTCACGCCCGTTGAGAGGTTCGTGGCAAGGTACATTTCTGTTATTGAAACAATGCCACGCCCTTTATCTCCATAACAGCCGATAATAACAGCGGGAGTCGTGACAGAAGAGCCGTCAGTATAAAAGATGCGTTCATAATTCCAAAGATACTTGTTTGTCTCAGAGAGTGTAGGCACAGAAGAAATAGACCAAACGGTTGGTCTAACATTGCTGTTCTGACTGACCCCGTAGTACTCTGTCACACTTCTTATACCACGCCCGTTTGTTCCGTCTTGACCGTCAATGCCGTTGTACGGTGTTACTCTCACGGGGGCTGACCACTGAGAAAGAAGCGTCTTGCCGTCACCTGACTTCACGGCTGTTGTCTGCCACAGATATTCAAGGCTTGCAACCGTTGGCACCTCAGTAGTCCACCCTGACGGGTTCAGGCTTGATTTAGACAGAGCGGGCGGCGTTGTTGTTGAGCCGTTCTTGGCGTAACGTAGTTCTGTGAACTTACCCGCTGCGCCTTCTTGACCCGTGTCGCCTTTGTCGCCTTTTATCCGACCCACGTTTTGCCATTTGTCTGTCTGAGGCACATACATACAACCGTTCAAGGCTTCATCGTCTGAGTTCATTATATAAGCGTCTCCCTCCTCTGCGTAAACGGTCATCCAACCCTCAGCCGCTCCCACAAAGGGTCTTCCGAGCTTCTTGACAACACAATATTTATCCTCGGTCGTTTCCCCCGATATCGGCGTATATTTATCAATCAGGACAACGGGCTTGCTTCTGTCTTGCGTCCACTCTTGCGCCGTTTTATAATGTGCGTAAGCCTGACCCTTGATTTTGACAGAAGTGCCGTCAGCCCCCTTTGAACCCTGAGCAACGACTTGCCAATACAGAGTGTTTGTCGGCTCAATGCCATTGACAGGCGTGTCGCTGAACATTCTGTATGTTGACGTATTACCGTCCTTAGTGAAAGTGACCTCATCGCCATTATAATAAGTGTATGAGGCGTTGTATTCGCCCCTATAACAGCCGATATAGCTCTCTTGACCGCTTTGGCTCTGAACGATTGTGCCTTTTATTCTGAGCTTACCGTCCCCCGCCGAATTGAAGTCAAGAGCGTCCCCGAGCTTCATTGCGTTGGCGAGCATATCAAAATAGCTGTTGCCGTCACCTGACACAACTCTGTCGGTCGTTACACGCCCTGGCAGTATCTCTGTGAAGCCGTAGAGCGTGGCAAAACTTCTCTCCCCGTTGTATTCGCTGTTCAGAACGCCGACAAGGAGGCAGTAGTGACCGTCAACCCCATTCAGCGTTTTTGCGCTCTCAGAGAGAAAGAAAACGCCCTTGTCGGTTGTCTTGCTGACCTTTGCGTATAGATAATACTTCTTTGACCCGTCTTCAAGTCTTGCGCTTTCAAACTTTTCAACGTTCCAATATAAGTATTCTTCGGGCTTATGCGATGAACTCAAAGAAGACACGCCGAGCGTCAGGTGCTGAATGAGACCCGCAGCCGCTTTCAGGGTCTTTGTCTCCTGATCGTAGTTTATCGTATGGCTGACCTGTGTCGGGTTTGTCTTTGAAGAGACGAAACGGAATTGAAGACTTTCATCGCCAACAAGCATCTGCATGGTCTGTATGGCGATAGGGCTTATGCTCTGAGTGAAGTTTTCAAGCAGCGAAGCCTCCAACATGCTCATTGTCTCTTTTGCGTCCCTGAACCGTCTCTTTGTGAATTGAATAGCCTCACGGTGGTTGTCTTCAATGACCACCTCCTCGCTTTCAAGCTGCTTCAACTTTGAAGAGAAAGATGCGCTTTTCGTCTCGTTTGACAGTTCAAGAGAGGGGCTGTGCGGCTTGTTGATATAATCTTTAATGCCCGTGATGCGGACGAGAACGCCGTCTTTCTGAAAGCGTTCATCGGAGAACTTTATATACCCACCGAGCTTGATGCGCCCGCCTATGTTCAGCCAATCTTTCTTTGCCCAAATGCCGTCAAGGTCTCCCGTGAACGTGAACTTAGTCTCCTCGTTGTCAAAGAGACTTTTCACGGCTTGACGGAACATGTCCCATGAAGCCCCTGACTTTGTGGCGTTGTCGCAGATATAAGTGTCAGGCAACATACACTTGAAGACAGCGTATTTTTCGTTAGCCCGTGGGCAAAAGGTCTCATTCGGCATGGTCTGCCCGTCAATCTCTTGCGGCGTTATCTCAAAGCGGCGGGCGGCTTTCTTCAAAGAGCCGTCAGGGTTCAGAATTGAGTTGTGGTAGTATTTCACTTCAAACTCTTTACCCGCCAACATGCCCGTCTGAAAGATAACTGTCATGGTCTCGCCGTCTATCAGGCATTTCTCGTAGTCAAGGTTCTCAGGGATTGAGTTGTCTATGATGTCATAAAAGTTCTTGTCTTTGTCAACACACACGACAGAAGAGATTTCGCCGACACGCTTCGGGTAGATGTCTGAACAGTCAAGACTGCTCTCGGCGAGGCTTGTCAGGTCTTTGTCCTTTCTTCTGATTGAGAACCCCAAATCGTCAGTCATATAGTAACGGGCGTTGTCAGCGTTGAAGCCCTCTTCGTCTTCAAAGTAAACGCCGTCAAAGCCTATTGACTGAGACTTCGGCAAAAGAAGTTCTGAGCTTCCGTATTTGCTCGGGTCTATATTGTCTGAACCGCCCTGAACGTAGAGTATTTCAGTCGGCGGCGTTTCCCCATAGTTAGAACGCCCCACATTCGGCTTGAAGCCGTTTCCCCGCCCGTATGAGAGCGGCAGCGGGTTGTTCTTGTTATATTCAACCTTGCGGAGCGAGACGGTCTTGCCGTTGAACTCAAATTCCGTGTTCAGGGTTGAAGCCATTTGTTCCAACGCCTCATAACAGAAAGCGTGGCTGTACGATATGCAGACTTCATCGCCTGACACACAAGAGCCGACCGCCCAACCCGTGTCACGGCGGTTCATGTTGTCAACGAACATTTGGAGGTGCTCATGGGGCTTGGCGGTCAGGCTGAATTTCAGTCGCCCGTCAACGGGGTTTCTGAACTTCCAAATCTTCGCCTTTGCCTGACTGCTCTCCATTGTCACGGTGTATTCAAAACTGCGGCTGTGTTTCATCTTGAAAGCCTCAGGGCGTTCAAGCGTGAAGCGTTCTCCCTGATAGTCACAATAACAGCCCACGGGCAACTCAACGTGTTCTGCGAGGCTGTAATAAAGCGTGAGGTTATAATCGCCCATGATAACTCTGTGGCGATAACTGTTATCGTCAACCTCAATTTCAAGGAGCTTTTTGCCTTTGTCGTTGTAAATTATCATTGTCGTTTTATTTGAGAGTTATTTTTTGCGAATTTGACGCACACGGCGTTTACTTTTCTCTGTGGTATGCTTATAAGGTAATCACTTCAAAAAACGCTTTGTGGGGCTTTAGAATGAGTTACCGCCATTTTTCAAAGAGTAGAGAGGCTGACAGCCTGAACCGCCCGCCCCTCACTCTTGAAACAGAGAGTTAGAGAATACCGAACTCGGCGCAGTCCGCATCTACCTGAGTTTTCAGGGCGGCACGCTCTGTAAGATAATCTGTGTAAGCCTTAATGTGGGCTTTCGCCTCGTCAGATGTCTTTGCGCCGTATAAGCCGAGCTGTGCGGCGTTGTACTCGTTGACAAGTTTCTGCTCGTAGTTAGCGTCCCACTTTGAGGTAATTACCGCCTCTGTGATTTTGTTTGAGGTCAGCGGTTCCCATACTGAGACCTCTTCACATGAGAACTGAGGGGCTTTCTCAGCCTGAGCCTCTGCGCCATCTTCTGAGGTCTTTTCAACGCTCTCAGGCTTTACCTCCTGAATATTCCAACGGTACAAGTAAGAACCGTTACCCACTGCCTCCAACTTGGAGGGCTTGTTGTCATAGAATGCCATAATACTTCTGTTTAATAATTGTTTTCAAAAGATGTCTTGAATTGCTGTGTTTCGCCCAACCCAACCACGGGCAGACAGCCTGTTTGTATGCCTTTTGGCTTAACGGCTTCTCCCGTTTGTTCAGGCGGGCGGCTTCACGGCAGAAATTCTGTTTTATTGACTTGCGCATCAACTTCTGTTCTCGGAAGAACTTGTAACCGACATAATCAAGCGCACGCCCGTGTCTGTCATAACGGTTCTTCGCTACGGGGAATATCTGATAGTTGCCCTTTATCTTCAAGGACAGACCGTCTTCAAGTTGAACCCGAATGAGTTTCAGAACCTCATGCAGAACGGCTTTGCTTTCCGCATAGAACGTTATATCGTCAGCGTATTCAGTACATTCAATGCGGGGCTTTACGGTCAGCCTCAGAGCCTTTTTCACAAGTTCTGCAAGCTGTTCATTTACCCAGTGCATGAAATAACAGAAACAGAGGTTTGCGAGGTATTGGCTCAGATAATTGCCTATCGGAAGCCCGTGAGCGTCCTCGGGGTCGCTTTGAGCCTTGTCAGCCTCAGGGCTGTTCTTATCGGGCTTAATCTTGACAAGCGTCTGACCTTTTGTGCCTTTTGTCTTACTGAACCTTGTCGGCACGTCCTCTATGAAGTCACAGACCCAAAATGAGGTGTTGACCAACTTTGATTGGGTTGTATCGTCACAGTTGAAAGAACGGTTGCTTTCGTCACGGGGTATGTTCAGAAAGGCAAGTGAACCGTCATCGGGCTTCTTATTTTCTTCCATTGTCTCTTGATTGAGTTAAAGGGTTAAACGATGAACGAGGGGCGTGTTACGCTGTTGCGGGGAAAAAGCAAAGGCGAGAACCGACGTACGCAGTCGTATCCGAGGGGGCGTTATGCGAGCGCGCACAGGCGAAGCCCGCACCCGAGCCGGCATGCGCATTACCGCCGAACAGAACCCCACGGAGTGTTTCAGTCGTTGGAATGTTTGTGTAATGATAATCACAGAAATAAGTGGTAGAACCGCCGCCAACTGTCTTTGGCATAATCTCGCCACCCTCTCCGAAAATGACCTCTTTCACATAGCTCTCTGTACGGGCTTCATTGCCAACATGAGAATAACCCTCATAATTGCTGTCGTTGAACTTTGCGGGGTCAGAGCAAACAAAGACCTTTGAAAGACCGTCTCCGCCCTTGTCGGCGTTCGGGCTGATACGCACGTTAATGCCGTCCGTCAACTGCCAAATATGCCCGAATGGGTTCTCAACGCCTCTGTAACGGGGAACTTGGAAAGTCTTTGTTATCGGGTTGCTCTCAGCCTCATTGTTGACCGTGTAATCCACAACGCCCGTTCTGTTTCCGAGGCTGTCAGAGATACCGCAAGGAACAAACGGGTTATAGCCGTTGAAGTTGTTCCAATCGTTGCCGCTGAATGTTGTCACGCCGTCACCTAAGCCGCCCTGATGAAAGCCCTCAGCGGTCGGCGAAGCGTTGTAAGCCGCCTGAGAGTTAAGTGTGGCGTACTCAATGACAAAGAGCCAATAGAGGGTCTTCTGCATGTCATAAGTCATACAGTTCCACTCGGTGCTGCCTGACTTGCGCTTGCGGGCGTAGTTTCTGAAATTCGTGCGGCTGATTGATGCAACGGGGCGGTTCAAGAATGAGCGGTATGTGCCGTCATAATTGGCGTTATTGTTACCGCCTCTGTACTGTTCTGTGGCGTTACAGACGGAAGCCAACTTGTTGTTTGAGCGGTCAAGCGAAGCCTCGTAAGCCGACACATAACACTTTGGCACCTGATGATAGCCAGGGAGAGGAAGTTCAGAAATGCGGACGGTCAGTTTTGTGCCGTCAGTCTCAAACTTGCGGTAGTGAAGAGGAATCTCCACCATGACCTGACCTCGTGAACCGTCACGCACCTGACCCGTCCAATCGCGAGGGTCAAGGTATTCAACCACGTTGCCATCATCGTCAAGCAGACAGCCACGCATACGGTTCTGAACGGGGCAGCTTTTGTGGAGGTCAGAAGAGCCGACACGGGTGCAAGTCGGTGTTGAAACAGCCGTGTCAAACTGAACGCCGTAAGAACTCTGTTCTTCTGTGTAAGGAAGAAGAGTTGCGAGGGCTGCTTTCTTGCTCTCGCCGTCTTCGTCAAGAACCTCACAAAAGAGGTTATAGGGGTTTGTGCCTGACACGTTGGGGAGGTCAGACAAACGCTTGCCATTCTCGAAAGCCTCAATTATCTGAGCGACTTTTTCTTCTTGTTCTGTTGTTAATGCCATAACTTTTAATTTAAGAATTTGAAATACGATTTATTGCCTTTGTTGATGAACCGAACCGAGGACGCTGTGTTCATTCTGAGGTCTTTTCTCTTGTTGCGGCGGGCGGCTGTCCATGTCCTGATGCGCCGAGCAACACTGATGAACAGCGACACTATCATGGCGTGTCCTCCCCCTCATAAGAACCGCTGCCCATAAATTCACTGATGTAACCTTTCTTTCCCATGTTTCTTCATTGTTTAACGGGTTCGACATTCTGTTAATTCATACGCAAAGCCCCTGACTGTGTGAAACGCATCTGTCGGCGTGTTGTGACAAGCCTCAGGGTCGGTTCGCCCACCTCAATCAGAACGGTGCGGGCAAGGGCAGTGTTACATGTGGGGATAATGTGAACACGGCTCACGCCCTTATTTAAGATTGAAATGCGCCCGTCTAAGCCGACTTCGACCGCTCTGTTGTCACTGATATAAATCAGGTTTTTCAGAGCCGTGTCGGGGCTTAAAACGGCTTTCAGGTAAACGGGGTTGACATTGCCGAGGGTCAGGCGGGGAACGCTCTCAACAAACAAGCCCGTAGGAACAATCTTTCCGAGCGTGTCAAGCACTTTATCGGTTGCTGACTTTGCGGCGGCTGTGGCTTTCTCTGAGGCTTCTGTGGCGGCTTTTGTCAGGGTTGTTGCTTCGTCTGCCGCAGTCTTTGCAGCCTGAGCAGCTTCGGCAGCGTCCTGAGCCGCCTTTGCAGCATCGTCAGCCTGAGTTTTTGCGCTCAATGCTGACTGCGCCGCATCAGACGCCGCCTTTGCAGCCTTTGCAGCCTGAGCCTGAGCCGTGTCCGCTCTCAGAGCGGCAACGTTGGCAGTTTTTGTCGCTTCATCTGCAAGCCCCGCAGCCTTTGCAGCAGCAGCCGTTGCTGTGTCAGCGTCTTTTACGGCTTTTGTGGTCTCGCTCTCAATGAACTCCAAATTTACCTTGACGCTTCTGTTATTCACGTCCGTTCCCATGACAAACAGCCCTTTCAAAGACTGATACAGGGGCAACTCCGAAATCTTTATTTTCTTCATCTGTCTTTTATTTTTTAGTTGTTGAACCTTATATTGCCATTGTTGATGAAACGTATGTGAGAACGGTCATTTAACAACTGCATAGAACGGGCGGAGAAACTGTCAGGCAACATTTCTATTGCGTTCTCGCCGTCTTCTGTGAACACGATGATACCGTCTTCCGTTGCAAGGACAAAATCGTTGTCGTCAAGTCTGAAAGCCCCCGTGAAAGTCAGGGTCAGAGTGAACTCCAACCAAATTTTGCCGTCAGGGAAGAAGTCTGAGACCTGACAAGACTTGTAGTAACACGGGAAATCCTGTTCAAGTTCTCTGACCGTCAGAAGCCTTTCCTCGGGTTGAATGAGGTCGTGGAGAAGAGCGTCATAGTTACGCCACAACTCTGTCAGGCTCTCAGCCCGCATGAGGCAATACAACTTCACGTCCTTTGTCTTGAACGTGACCCGCTTCCCGTCATATATGGCACCCGTCTTCGTCTTGATATTCCGCAAAAGGTTCTGTTTCACTTGTGCGGTCTTCATAACCTCAGACAGAGAACCTTTCAGAACCCGACATCCGTAATCTGTCAATGGCGTATTGTCAAGCGAATAATCGTCTGACGGCGTGACCTCACTCACGGGGGCTTTGTACTTATAGCCTTTCATCGGGAAATCGTCAGAGAACTTGATCGTTACCGTGCCTAACATTCTCGCCACGTCAAGGTTCGGCTGCTGTGTCATTCTGAGCGTGAACGTGCGCTGTATGTGGGCGCAATAGAACTCATGGTAAGCACCGTCAGACAACAGTTCAATGAAAGCGCAGAAACGGCTGAAAAGCCCGCTAAAAGCGAACTTGACCTGAATTTCACGGGTGTTGAGAACAGGGGCTGAAAGGTCTGCCTCCACGCCGTCTTCCTCTTGCCAATCGTTACTGTCAACAGACTTCAACGGCGGAAAGGCGACAAGTTCATTGAACCCGCCGCTCGTCACATACACGCCATACTGCAAGTATGCATCGTTACCGTCTATGAAAAGTCTGTTAATCATATTATAATCGCATTGTCAGAGGTGTTTTTTATGACGCTGCAGCCCTGTTCTGACTGAACACGGGCAACAGCCCATCTGTTTGCATTCACTATCGCTTTCGCCCCGTGAAGAAGAATGATTTCGTGCCGTTCTGTCTTTGAACAGAAAATGGTCGCAGAGGTTCTTCCTATCAGGATAGCCCGTGAGGGGTCTTTCAGGGTCAGCGTGCCCGCATCAATATAGATGCCGTACTTCTCAACCCCGTGAGGCTTGAAGAGCCTGAAAGTCGCCATATTGGGGAAATGGTTCTTCATGCAAAACTCTATACCCTGAGGGCTTTCAAACAGCCTGACAATATCCTCGACAGTCTGTTCTGTCCCCTTGAACAACGGGCAAGCCCCGAGGAGCTTTGCCTGTGTGTAAATCTGTCTGATAACTTCTTTCATGTCATTTTATCTTTATGCCTTTGAGGGCGATGTCGTTTACTGTGTCCTTAATCTCTTTCACGCTGTTCTCAACGCTCGCCACACGGTCTGAAAGCCCGTCTGTGTTGCTCTCAATGTTCAAGACTGATTGCAAAATCAGGTTCGCCGTATTCAGCAGC